CATCAGGCGGCGCAGGTGGCGTGCCCACTGCCGCGACCAACGGGGCAGGCGGCCAGGGCGTCACCGGCACCGCAGCGGTGTCCACCACTAGCAATGCGGAATGGGGCGGCGCTGCCGGCTCTGGTTCGGCGGCAACTCCTGTCGCTGGTGGTGCTGGCGGGTCTTCTTTGCGCGGCGGCGGTGGCGGAGGTTCTGGCGGCGGACACAACGCAACGCCTGCAATCATCGCTGGCGGTGCTGGTGGACGGTCCGGCGTCTACGTGGCAGGCGGTGGCGCAGCAGTCGGCACCGATGGCGCCGCACCGACCGCTGGCGGCAATGGCGCGGCAGCAAATAGCGGTCGCGGCGGCGGCGGTGGCGGCGGGGGCGGAACGACGATTACAGCATCCACGGCTGGCGGCGACGGCGGCAACGGTGGCCGAGGTGGAGGCGGTGGCGGCGGCGGTGGCGTCGGCATGAACCCTGGCCTGGGCGGAAACGGTGGTGCAGGCGGCGGCGGGTACTGCATCGTCTACACCTGGTAAGCCATGGCCCGCATCGGCTCATTTGACGAGACGCTACGGCCAGAGGCGTGGTTTGATGCCGAGGCGGTAGTCGAGGGCGTTTTTGTTGATGACCTGATCGGCGCTGCGGCTGGGGGTGGTCCGGCCGACCTAACCATCCAAGAAGCCACGCACGCGCACACCGCCGACAACCTTACGGTCACAACCTCGACCGGCCTGACGATTGCGGACGCGACCCACGCACACGCAGCCGACAACCTCACTCTGTCCATCGTCACGGTCACCAGCCTGACCATCGCCGATGCACTCCACGCGCACACGGCGGATTCGCTTGCGCTGACGATCACCGGGGATGTGGAAAGCCTGGGCGGCGGCAAGAAGATGCCAGCCAGGCGCATCCGCTGGCAAGACTACGATGTGCCGCTGCCAGAGCCTGCACTGCTGCCTGTGCCACCCGAGGCCAAGCCGACGCCAGAACCTGCTGCGCCAGTGTCTGCGCTTGCCCCGCGCTCGACCCTTGCCAAGCCCAGGAAGTCCGTCAATCTGGTTGTCGCGGCTACACCGGCCCGTGCGCGTGCAGAGCGGCCCCCGGTTGTCGTGGTCGCCGTTGAGACGGTCGATCTGGTTGTTGCGGCCGCGCCTGCTCCTGCGCGCGTAGAACGACCCCCGGTGGTTGTGGCCGCAATTGTGAACCTGAAGATCAAGCCTGCCGGGCCACGCATTACAGCGCCAGCCGAGATGCTGGCAACGGCGGATTCAATGGACCGCGATGCGCTGCTGCAGGCCGTCAAGCTGCTGGCGCGGATTCAGATCGGGCCGCAGTTGGTCCGCAGCCCACGCGCCAAGCTCATCCGGCAAGCGCAATGAGCGACAGCACGCCGCCGACTGCCGCGAGGATCGCCATGCACTTCAGCCAGATTTTGCTGTACTCCCATGCGTGCTTCGGCGAGCCGGACACCAGAAAGCCGGCCAGCGGGACGATGCCGAAAAAGATGACCAGCAAGCCGGCCAGTTTCAGATAACGAGGAAGGTCTTCCAGATGAACCCCAATTGCATCGCGGCAGTGACGGCAGCAGCAGGCAAGGCCCTGACTCCTGCCAAGATCAAGGCCATTGACGACGCATTGTCCTCCAAGATGCGGGAACTGGCACGCCGTGACCGGCAACGGTGGCAAGGCATGTCCAAGGATCAGCGCATGGTCGAGGCGTCCGTAGAGGCAATGGCAGACATCCAGAAGGCGGCGGCGCTCAAGGAATACCGGGCTTCTCTGCAAATCCTGCGCACGGCGGAGACAAACAGCCGCATCGAGCAGCAGATGCAACTCTCCGACGTGAGCCGCTCGGCCGGCCTGGTGCGCGACATCGAGAACGTGCAGGGCTACATCGACGCCACGCGCAACGATTCCATTTCCAACCTGGGCGACTTGCTGGAGGCCGCTGGCAACCGCGACGGCACGGGCCTGCTGCGAAACCTGGGGATGCGCATTTTCGATCTGGATAACCCGGCCATGACGGCAGACGTTGTGCGCGAGGTGTTCAGGCTGGCAGACGGCCACACCGGCAACGCAGCGGCGAAGGCTGCGGCGAAGGCGTGGCTGGACACCATCGAGGGCATGCGCCAGCGGTTCAACGCGGCGGGCGGCGACATCGGGAAACTGGGCTACGGCTACCTGTCGCAGGCCCATGACGCCGTGAAGGTGGGCGATGCTGGTGCACAGGCTTGGGCGCAGAAGGTGGCCCCGCTGATGGACCGCAACCAGTACCTGCGCGAGGACGGGAGCCTGATGGACTTGCCCGAAATCACGCAGATGCTGGAGGCCGCGCACGACACCATCGCAACGGGCGGTGGCAACAAGGTCGCGCCGGGGCAGTTCCGAGGGTCTGGAGCCAGGGCGAACAGCGGCAGCGAGGCCCGGGTGCTGCACTTCCGCGATGGGGACGCGTGGATGCAGTACATGAACGAGTTCGGCCAGGGCTCGCTGTACGACTCCATGATGGGCCACATCGGCGGCATGGCGCGCGACATCGGGCTGGTGGAGAACTTTGGCCCAAACCCAGAGCAGCAGTTCCGGGTGCAGAACGACATGGCAGCGCGGGCCGATGGCAAGGGCGCAAACCCAATGCCAGAGCGCGTCAAGCTCAACATGCCGGACGCCTATTGGGCCATCGTGTCGGGCAAGAGCGGCAACCCGGAGAACCTGGGGATTGCCCGGCTGGGCCAGGACTTGCGCAACCTGCAGACGGCAGCGAAGCTGGGCGGCGCGGTGCTGTCATCCACTACCGACATTGCGACCGTTGCGGCCAGCCTGCACTACAACCAGTTGCCGTATTTCGACATGCTCAAGAACCTGGGCAAGCAGTTCAGCCGGGAGCAGCGCGATTTCCTGCGCGTGCATGGCGTGATCGGGGAGGCCGTCACTTCCACGCTGAACCGCTGGACGGGCGACAACCTGACGCACAGCCTGTCCGGTCGAGTGGCTGGATCGGTGATGAAGCTCTCGCTCATGAACGCCTGGACCGATGGCCTGCGCGGGGCATTCTCGGCAACCATGATGCAGGGCTTTGCCAAGAAGGCGGGCAAGGCTTGGGGCGACCTAACCGAGTGGGATCGCTTCCTGATGCAAAGGAAGGGCGTCACCGAGGCCGACTGGCAGGTAATCAGCCAAGCCACGCCGACCGACCGCAACGGGGTCAAGTACCTGACGCGGGACGCCATCGAGGCCGTGCAAGACCCGAATGCACGCGCGGCCGCCAACCGCTGGATGGCCTTCGTGTCCGACGAGGCGCAGTTTGCCGTCATCAATCCCGACCTTGCCACACGGGCGATTGTGACCGCAGGGGGCATGCCGGCCGGGACGGTGCGTGGCGAGGCTGCGCGGGCGTTCTGGCAGTTCAAGTCTTTTCCGACCGCCATGCTGACCCGGCACTGGGCGCGGGTGTTCGAGACGCCGCAAGGGCTGGAGGGTGCGCCGGCAGGTTTCGGGGCAGAGTCTGCGGGCGGCGCAGCGGTCAACAAAGTGGCGGTTCTGGCTGCGCTGAATGTGTCTCTGATGATGCTGGGCGCATTGGTCTTGCAAAACAAAGCGCTTGTGCAGGGCAAAGACCCGTTTGACATGACGGAGCAGAAATTCTGGGAGCGCGCTGCGCTGCAGGGCGGCGGGCTGGGGTACATCGGCGATGTGTTTCTGAAATCAGAAGGCGGGACATTCAAGGGTCGCGAGTTCGAAAACGTGCTGGGCGCGGTGGCTGGCCCATCTGGCGGCGCTGTTGGGGGGCTGCTGGATCTGACGGTCGGCAACCTGAAGGAAGCCAGAGAGGGAGAAAACACCGACATGGGCAGCGAAGCGATCCGCCTGACGAACAGCAACTTGCCCTATGCAAACCTGTGGCAGACGCGGGCGCTGTGGGAACACTGGGTCCTTCACAACCTGCAGGAAGCGGCAAACCCTGGCTACCTCTCGCGCATGCAGAAGCGGGCGCAGAAGGATTTTGGCCAAGGGTATTTCTGGGCACCGGGCGAGGCCGCACCAGACCGCGCGCCGGACTTCGGCAACATGATAGGAGAGTGACATGCGACCAGATCAGATCACACGCCTGCGCGAGCTGCAGGAGAAACTCGCCGAGGTCGTGCTGGAGGAAGCCGACCCGGACATGTGGCCGGGCGCTGGCGTTCCGCTGGCTGACGTTGACCGCGAGACACGGGGCGACCGCTACTGGTGCAAGAAAAACGCAGCCGCAACCTTTGCCCTGCTGGAGCGCACCACCTCGACCCTGAGCTACAGCCCGGCAGACGGCGAGCCGGCAGCGCAGGAGGTGGACATCGAAAAGCAGATTGCCAAGCGCGAACGCGAGGCGCAGGCGCTGCTGGATGGCGTGATGAAGAAAGCAAGAAAGACGGCTTTCGATGAGCGCGCCATCGGGAAAAAATAAGGCGTCCCTGATCGCGTTTTTCCTGGAGTGGGCCGAGGTCAAACGCTGGGACGTTCCCGCCATCCATGTGCAGGCATGCCACTGGCTGGAGCATTGCGGCGATCTGGCCGTGCTGCGGTGCTTCCGAGGCTTTGGAAAGTCCACGCTGCTGGCGGTCTACAACGCATGGCGCTACTACCGCGACCCGACGCACCGCATCCTGCACCAGGGCGCGGACGACCAGATGGCCTACAAGACCAGCCGCGACACGCAGCACGTCCTGCGCAATCACCCCTGGACAACCGGCATGCTGCCCGACAGGCCGGGCCCGGTAGAGCAGTGGTGGGTCGAGGGCTCGGACGATCCCCGCAACGCTTCCATGTTCGCCAAGGGGATCACCTCCACTACCACATCGAGCCGGGCCGACGAGTGCCAGAACGATGACGTGGAGGTGCCCAAGAACATAAGCAACCCCGAGGCGCGCGAGAAGATGCGCAACCGCCTGGGCGAACAGGTGCACATCATGGTGCCCGGAGCGAAACAGATGTTCATCGGAACACCCCACACGCATGACAGCCTGTACGACGAGCAGGAAAAGCTGGGCGCTGACTGCCTGACCATCCGCATGTTCGAGCGCGAGCATCGCATTGAGGAGGCGGCAAAGACCCGCTACGCCGTGCCGTTCGTGCCGGATCTGGTGTTCTTCGGCATCGGCAAGTCTGCGCGGCTGCTGGTGGCCGGGGTGGACTACCGCAACACGCAGGACGGCATCGAGTTCGCCGAGCCGCCGATGGGGCTGGTGGACTGTTACGCCGGGTGCGCCTGGCCGGAACGCTTCGACCATGCCGAGCTGCTCAAGCGGCGCAGGAAGACGCGCACCATCAACGAGTGGGACAGCCAGTACCAACTGCACAGCAAGCCAGTCGGAGAGCAGCGCCTGAACCCCGAGCGCATGGTTGCCTACAACGCCGAGCCGGTGATTCGCCACGCCAACGGCGAGACCCTGCTGATGCTGGGAGACGTGCGGATTGTCGGCTGCAAGGCCCGGTGGGACTGTTCGCTGGGCAAGATCAAGAGTGACGCCAGCGCGGTGTCGGTCGTGTTCACTGACGAGGTGGGGCGGCTGTACTGGCACCGGGCCGAGGCAATGACCGGCGAACTGGAGGAGTTCGACGACGATGGGCGCACCCTGATCGGCGGGCAGATCAAGCAACTGATCGACTTGCTGACCCCGCTGCAAGTGCCCTCCATCACCATCGAGACGAACGGCCCCGGTGGGTTTCTGGTGCCCATCGCCAGGAAGCACCTCAAGCGGTACGGCATCGCCGTGACGCCCGACTTCGAGCGCGAGAACAAGCAGCAACGCATCCTTGACGCCTTCGAGCCGCCACTATCCAGCGGGTTTCTGTGGGCGCATGTGTCCGTAATCGACGGCCCGGCCGGCAAGCAGATGGCTGACTTCGATCCGATGCAGCGCAACCAGCCCGACGACTACATCGACAGCGCGGCGGGCGCAATCTCGGCGACCCCGGTGCGGGTGGGCCGGGTGATCGGGCAGGTTTCCGGGAACCCGAACGGCAAGGGGCGGGAAGATTGGCGTCCGGGTAGCGGCGTGCATGAAGTAGAGCTAGAGGCGTAGTGCCTGCATCCGCGCCTAACATGCGCGAGGTGCATTTTGACAGTTACAGCACAGACCCCCAGCAACTCCAGCACCGGCAACGGCGTCACGACCGTTTTTCCGTACACCTTCAAGATCATCAGCCAGGCCGACATCGAGGTGTCGGTCGATGGGGTGGTGCAGACCTTGAACACGCACTACACGGTTTCAGGCGCTGGCGACAACGCAGGGGGCAACGTCACATTCCTGAGCGCCCCGGCGTCCCTGTCTGTCGTTGCGCGGCGTCGGAACATGGCGCTTGTCCGGGAGACGGATTACCAGTACCAGGGTGACCTGCCAAACAGCGTGTTGAATCCCGATCTGGACGCGCCCGTGCTGATGGCGCAGCAACTGCAAGAGCAGATCGGGCGCAGTCTGCGCGGGCCAGCGGGCGAGACTTGGAACGCACTGCCGGCCGCATCCGACAGGCTCGACTATCTGGTGGCGTTCGACCCGACCACGGGCGCACCGGAACTATCCACCTTCACGCAGACCCAGCTCGCCAGCGCGGTGGCCGCAGCCTACGCGGCAGGCTCCACGGCAGACGCGATCACGTTCCTGCAGGCCGGCACGGGCGCGGTGTCGCAGACGGTGCAGGCAGTGCTTCGGCTGTACTGCGTGACCCCGGAGCAGTTTGGCGCGGTGGGCGATGGAACGACCGATGATCGCCTCGCGCTGCAGGCCGCAATCGACACCGGCAAGAACGTCTTCCTTTCAGCCGGCAAGACCTACAGGTACACGGTGGCCCCGTCCATCACCACAAACTTCCAGCGGTTCGGCGGTCCTGGCGTCCTCAAACCCGATGGCAATATCAACGGCGTGCTTGTCACGGGTGGCGCGTCGGGCGTCGAGCTTGACGTGACCTTCAATTCCGCCACGCACACCGGCACAGCGGTTCGCATCGACAACGCCAGCCGGGTGCGGATTCGCAAGCTGCTGGGCGTCGATGTGGGGTCTGTCCTGCACGTTCAGCAGTGCAACGTCTGCACGGTGGACTGGCTGTGGGCAACGGCTCGCACCAAGGGCATCACTTGGTATGGCACCACGGCCATCCGCTCCGACGTGCTGCGCATCGGCTTTGCGCTGATCCGGCACGGCGCAGGACAGTACGGGCTGGACTGGGACGGCAACTGCCACAGCCTGGAAATCTCCTATCTCGGTATCGTGTGCGGGTCCGGTGTGTCCTCGGGAAATGCCTACGGGGCGATTGTGCGCAACACCAGCGGCGGGACTGCGCCGGCCATCGCCCGCATCAACCACATCGAGATCGACTACTCCGGGACGCACGGGTTCGACATCACGGCGGGCGCTGACATCGACTTGAGCCTGCCCTACATCCTCGGGGCGACGGGCGCAGGGGTTCGTGTCGGGGCATCCATCAACGACTTCGAGGTGCGCATCAGCGGTGGCAAGTCTCGCGGCAACACCACCTTCGGCATCCAGGCGCTGGGTGGAGTGGTGAAGTACGCGGGGAACACCGATCTTTCGGCCAACACAAGCGGCGAGACTGTGGGCAACGTGTGGACGACGACGCCCCGGCTGTCGATCGACACGCAGCACCACATCAGCAACTCCAGCAACAACCCGCTGCACACCTACGACACGAACGACTACACCAGCTACGACCGCACGAACAATGTGCTGGCCGACTTCATCAACTCGGTGGCGGTGCTGTCGCGCTCGTCTGCGCGGATCACTGCAGGCGTGCCAGTCCGAATGCCGACCTACACCGTGGCGGGCTTGCCTGCTGTCAGCGTGGCCGGCGATACGGCATTTGCCACCAACGGGCGCAAGAACGGCGAGGGTGGAGGGCTTGGGACTGGCGTGCTGGTGTTCAGCGACGGGACCGCCTGGCGGGCCTGCGATACCGGCGCGACGGTGGCGGCATGACCCTGGAGCAATTCGTGATAGCACTGATCGGCGCTGCCTGCGGCGTACTGGGCTGGTTCGCCCGCGAGCTTTACAACGCCGTCAACCGGCTGCGCGACGACCTGCAGAAGCTGGAGGTCAAGCTGTCCACCGACTACGTGCGCTACGACCGGCTGCAGGACGCATTCAAGCCCATCATGGCAAGCCTGGATGAAATCAAGCAGGCGCTGGCGCACAAGGTGGACAAGTGACGTTCGACCCGAACAAGACCATCAGCGCCCGGGTGCGCCGGCGCATCGTGAAGGACTGGAAGTCCCGGCTTCACGACTGGTCAACCATCGCGCTCGGACTGTCTGCGGGCATCGTCGCCACTTGGCTGACGTTCCCGGCTGACTGGCTGGCATTCCTCCCGGTGGAGTGGGTCGCCAAGGGCACAGGGGCGCTGTCGGCGCTCGGGCTGGTCGCCAAGTTCATCGTTCAAGGCAAGCCGAGGGAGTGATGCATGACACCCGCTGAATTTGCACAGGCCACTGGGGCCACCACGCCCCGCGTCACCGAACACATGCACCACATCGAACACGCAATGGCGGTGTACGACATCAACACTCCCGCAAGACAAGCGGCATTCCTGTCGCAGATTGGCCACGAATCGGGTGGGC